ATCAAAAAATTCTTTAATGGATCAGCTAGAGGAACTGGAGAATTTCTAAGATATTTTTCTATAAATGAGTGAGTTCTTGTTCCTCTTCTAGCTGCTCGACTACTAATTTCATTTGCAACTTCCTCACCTACAGCTTTTCTCCAGTCCTCTATTGCACTTCTATTATACTCACTCAATACAGTGGTGACTGAGGGATAGAAAACACCCTCAGTCACCTCATATAATCTAGTTCCATTCAAGTTACATTGTTTAATTTGTGGTACTTGCACATGCTCATGAATAAAGTTTGTCACTGTTCTAGTATACTCCTAATCTTATTGTAGTATTTGATTCTATCATCTAAACCATTAGTTCCACCATTGATTCTCTTGGTGAGAGTTATATTATCACATGAATCCGCATACTGATTCAATCTATTCTTTTTCCAATACCAGCATGCTGAAAGTACAGCATACTCTGGTGACGATACCATTTCTGGATTATTTACTATAGTATCGTCACCCATTACATCCATAGAGAAACTGGTATAGTTTGCTCTACCGGTTAGTTGTATTAGTCCTCTACCACGAAATCTCCAGCCGTCTCCAGATGCCTCGTCACCATTACCAATTCTATTGGCATAAACTCTGTTGGCAATTTCCTCTGGTTTTCTAGCATATTGAGCTGCTAAAGCTTCTGTAGGAAAGTATCTAGGAAATACTTTCATTAAACCTTCTTTACTATAGTTTAAATTTTCCTCTAGAAATTTAAATCCAGCAGATTCATGCATGCATTGAGACAGAAAGGCAGACACTCTCTCGATTGTATTAATATCATATCCCTCTATAGGTAAAGCCAATGCTAGGGCATCAAACCATTTATCAGTGTCTTTAGTAACACCTATACTTCTTAAATCATCTTCCGTAAATTCAAAGTTAAATTCAGACATGTTTTTCCTCGTATTCCAATCTGGCTAAAATATATTGCTTGACAAGATCAGATCTAACTATATCGTGTGTGTCAAATTCGACCATTCTAAAACCCTTGATCATTTTGACTATCTCTATGAATTTCTTTAAACCAGATACATCATGTCGTTTATTCAAATCTGTTTGTCTAAAATCACCACAGAAAATAATCTTTGAATTGTTACCAACTCTAGTCATTATAGTATTGATCTCTGCATCATTTAAATTCTGACACTCATCTACTATAATGATAGAATTGTCTAGAGTTAGACCTCGTAAAAAAGAGGTGGTGACAAAGTTTATCATATGTTGTTCTTGCAAGCGTTGAAATGCATCGTATTTATGTAGAAGATCCGCGCAAATCTCCTTGTATGGTATCTGATACACTTCATTTTTTTCTACTGCATCTCCGGGAAGATAACCAATCTCTCTAGCTTGCACAGCAGATCGAACTATGATTATTCTCTTTTTCAATGAAGGTTTCTGTAGAGCCTCCTTAAGAGCTTTATATAATGCTATATAAGTTTTGCCTGTGCCCGCTACACCATGAAGCATAATTAATCGTTCATTTTTATCATATGCGTCAAAAAATATTTTTTGATTAATTGTTAGCGGCACCACCTCTTTAAGATCCTCAAATTGAATCTTTAATCTATTTGATAGAGTTAGTTTAGGCTGCTTTTGTTCTAGTTTTTCTTGTCTTTTAGCCATACAATCCTCGAAAGTAAAAAAGGACACAGAATATCTGTATCCCTCTTTTAAGTTGATTTATTTTAAAAACATTAAAATCATCTAGAAAGTTTATCTTTCAGATTACTTCTTGGTACTCTCTCTGCTATTTTCGATAAGACCTCCCTGAAACCTTCATCTGGTTTTCTTATTCCTATTCTGACTGAGTCAGCAATACCAGAGTAACCAACACATTTCTTCATTGCAATAGTACCACAATGAGGACATGGTTCTTTCTCTGGCTGTTCTCGTTCAGCTATTGTTTTTATATGAGTAGTTACTTCATTACATGATTCACATTTATATTCGTATAGTGGCATATTTTCAATTTAAGTTGGTTTAAACCAATAAGGCACTGGGCGATTAGTCCATTTAGCAAAACCTGCCTTATCCCCGATGTAATAATTTCTATAAGAAGTTATAGAATCATTCATTACCTTATATGTATCAGGCATCGCTGGTGTAGGTTGAGTAAATTTACCAATTCCTTTATTCATTAACTTGATTGGTACATTTCTAATTAGAAAAGAAGATAGTCCTATAACTTCTACCTTATGTACTTTGGTATAGCGGTGAGTGTATTCTTTACAGAGATTGTATAGTAGCATTGCTAGCCACATGTAATTAGTAGATGATTGCCTTACCCAAAGTGCCGATGGATGATTAATATGAGTAGCTTTATATAACAAATTATCAGAGGTAGAGTCTGGTAAACGCCATACCTTTACATTGCGAAATTTACTGGGAGATTTTTTAATTTCCCTACGCTCTATTGTCTCTTTACCATCAATTACTCTATGTGCAGTGCTGAGTAATTGAGCATATTCTAGAATCATTTTAACTACATGTTTGTTGCAATGCATTTTAGCACATGCCTCTACATCATGATCTAGATAGAAAATATTCATTAGTTTACTCTCTCTACTGTCTCTAGAATCTTATTACAAAGTTCATGTTCATGAATAGAAAAAAAGGCAAAGTTAATTTTTGCCATACATAGACAATTAATTACATGAAGAGGATCAATAAACTGTAAACTTCTTTTAGTAATGTTTTTCTCTAACATAGAGAACATATTAAAAGCCTTGACAGCTAGATCTATTTCCTCGTCAGTATATAACTTTAATGTGAACTCTTTATTGTTTCTTGGAAATTTGATTACTTTAGCTTGCATAGAAATACTCTTTGACTAGACCAATCAAGTATAGCACAGATATAACTGTACTGACAACAATTAAGCTATACTTTCTCCACATGATTCCTACAATGATCCAGCACACGTTTCCTGCTAGGGAAAACCATACATTAAGTGGAAAGATATTGAAGCTAGTGAGTACCACTCCTACTAGAAGTATAGCAGTACTTACCCACTCCATTACCTTGTCAAACTTTTTCATAGTTCAACTAGTTGAAAGGTATAACCATGCTCAAATACCTCATTATTCCAGTAACCTCGTGGATTGCAGATCACTCGAGTGTCACCCACATTATAATCTGCTGGCTTATGAGTATGACCATGAAACCAGTAGCGAATGTTTTGATTCTTCTCGATCAAGTCACTAAGATCAGACACATAAGCACCATTGACTAGAGTGTCATTTCTATATTGAGGATGTACACTTTGAAATGTAGGACCATGGTGAGTAACCACAACTACATTCTTATCACTAAACTTCTGTAGATTCTCATTTAGAAAGTCTAGAGTTTTTAGATGAGTCTCTGCAATATCCTCTGGAAATAGACGACGATAATTATCCTTTGCAACACGAATAACATTGTAGTCGTTCATTACTCTACGACATTGCCACATTGTTAGTGGATCGAACTTATTAAAATCTGTCCATAGAGTAGCACCTAGAAAAACCACATTATCGATGCAGACATACTCGCGCTCTAGAAGATTGATGTTGTCTAGATGTGATAGAGCAGCCTTTAGAACATCATACGTTTGATCAAACTTACCACTATAATGCTCATGATTGCCTAGAACATAAACAATGTTAGGAAATTCCTTGTCGATACGCTCAAAGAAAGGTAGAAACCTTTCGACCTTGCTAGCAAGGCATGCATCGCCTGCAATGACTAGTACATCCACATCTTCTTTATTTTTTAACTCTAGATCACCAAACTCTAAATGAATATCCGAAACTAAACCAATTTTCACAGTAGTACTCCTAATTTTTTATAAATGTATTCATTAAGTAGAGTATCTATATTACCACCAAGCTTTTTTGTCTCGTAAATTTTAATGAGTAGCGTTTCATCGTCATCTATATCTTGGATATATGGTAAAGTTACCTCATATCCTCTACGCTCTAGCTCATGTTTTAAATCGGAGGAATCTATTTCAAATAGATCTACCTCCACCTTTACTAATACACCCATTACTTAATATCCTTTGATGAATCTGCTACAGTTTTGTCCTCTCGAATCTCTACGAATACTGGCAGAAACAGTGACTCCTGCCCAGTCTTTTTGTCCTTAATTCGAGCATTGTACTTAATAGCTATGATCTTGCCGATTATCTCTCGTGTAATTGTATCACGATCAGCATCACCAAATCCAGTACCTACAGAGACTTTAATAACTTTATCCTCAGACGCTAGAACTAAATTACCTAGGCGCTTAGAATTCTTACCAGATCCATACTCCCAACCTATGCACCTAAGATCACACTCAAGCTCACCTTTAAACTTAATCTGTGTCTTAACGCGCTTAGCCTCCCAGATACCTTGCTTATCTTTTAGAATAATACCTTCCTCACCTTGATTGAGATATCTCTCAAAGAGACCATTTGCCTCCTCTAGATTATCTACAATTGTAGAGACAATCAATCTAGTTTTATTTTTTGGCTTAGGTGGCAAAATCCTCCATAGTTCGTAGAGATTGTGGTATCGTTCTTCATATGGTGTGGTACATTTATTCTTGTAGAAATCTACAAGAGGAATTACATCCCAAAGTGAACATCGTACAAAGCTAGCCTCTTTTTCAGAGATAGTACCCTTGACTGCCTTGTTTAGAATGCCGTTACCAGTTTTTCGATTGAGTGTATCGCCGTTTTTATCAATGACCAGGAGTTCACCGTCAAAAACAAGATTGTCACCGTTTGCTAGAAGCTTAAATTCTTCCTCTAGATGCCCTAGTAGGTCGATCTCCTTACCGTTTCTAGAACGAAATTCTACTTTGCCGTTTTTACAGATCGCGTTAAAGCGCATTCCATCCAGCTTGAGTTGGACGATTGCCGGGAACTTGATTTTTTCAAGTAGTTTCTCGTCGAAGCTGGAAGCCAACATAACTGGGTATTCTGGGATGAGACCTTTCCAAATCTTATTCGCTGTTGCCTCTGATACTCCGCAGCGCAGATCTCGCTTAATGACTTTTTCAATGACACTGGCATCTTCCTTTGACAATGATTTAAGAATTAGTTGTAGATGATTGATTGCATCATTTCCAGTTAGTTCCCGAGTACTAAAGCGAGTCAGTTCAGTCAGAGCCCAGTCTAGACTAAACGGACGAAGTGCCTTGGGTGTAGAAGAATAGTCGGGAATCTTCTTGATGTAGAAATTGATTGTGGGATTCAACGCCAACTCTACCACTCGCTTTAGAGTGGTATTGTCGATATTCTGCCGAAGAATACTCTCTTTTGCTAGGCGAGAGGATGTTTGCTCTAGCTGCAGCAGAATATCATTGCAATTCATTTAGTTCATCCTTTTGTGTGCGATACTTACGCTTGTAAGTCTTTTTGAGTGAAACCACACGCTGCTTGTACTTACCTGATGTAAGCAACTCACGCGCATAAGGATCCCGTAGCTTAAACGTCTTGCTCATTTTTCCCTCGTTAACCGTTTTAATGGCGAACTGCAGATGATTCATATTCTTCTGCAGCGAGCATAAGCATTTCATTTTCAGCTTCCTGCAGAATAACATCGGCGAATCGTCCGCAGAAATCCTGAAATGCCTGGCTCTTTAACATTTCTTTAGTTGCACCTGCTTTTACTGCAAGACGGCGAAGTTCCTTGTTCATTATGTCTCTCTATTCGACAATCAATTGATCGGTGAAATATTTAAAATCGCTGTAGTACATATGCACTGCATTCTCAAACTCAAACGTCTTGGGGCAACATGTCGGCGAATACCAATACTTTGCAGGCATGTCAGCATCAAAAAGATACGTCATGTACCGGTCAACTACTTTAACTTTTATCGTCATCATGCTGCTATTATACATGAACTAAACTATTTGTCAAGCACTTTTTACTTCTTTAATCATGTCTACGTAGACAGACACGTAAGAAGAATTGCAGAAAAAATCCTTCTGAAAGAAAGACATAGCTTCATTCTCATTTACAGCATCATAGTCAGCAACCATGTCCTTACCTGAAGGACTCACATAAAAGTATACGCGGTATTTTTTCATGGTTAGTAGATCATTACAGTGTTACCCAACAAATCGACCTGCACCTTCACCATCTTATATTGCAGATTATCATCATATACTCTGATATTATCGACAAAGCTGGAGAGTTTCTTACCAGACTTAATTACAGAGCCGAGAATTGTCAGTGCAGATTCCACTGCGACTCGATGCGTGATAGTACAGATATTAGTTCACCAGGTCAATCTGGACATCCACGCGAGTATTCTGCATTTTATCATCATAAACCATCACGCCAGAAGCAAAGCCAGTAATCTGATTACCAGCAGCAATGCTAGAGGACAATGAGATCATAGCAGATTCAATAGCAGCACGGTGATTTGAGGTGCAAATATTGGGCAGTTCGCAGACTCGCATATACATGCCAAACCCGTCAACCAGAACACGGATTTTCTGAGAGTTCTTGACACCAGGGAACATCACTTTAGTTCGCACATTCATCTCCGTTGAAGTATGTTACCATTATACATGGTTATAACTAAATGTCAAGCATTAGTTTCGCGGTAATTCTACGATTTGAGCTGGATACTGGGTCGGAAACTACTAGAAAAACGCTCTGTAGCGCCCAAATTTCCATAACTCATTGATTTTCTGGTGTTTTCTAGTTTTTTCTAGTTTTGAAAAAGTGCTTTAGAATCAATGAGATGGCAGTTCCGCGGAGAATTCCTCGAGTCGATTTTTTACTCGATCATGCTCCTCTCGTAACATCAGAATGTTTCTCAATTGCCCTGGACCTGCGTCACCGAACAATGAACACTCAGAACGATATTGAGAAACACTCTCACGTAGATTTTCTCTCAGGTAGTCTAGATTTGTCATACCATATTCATCTGGCTGCAGCCAGTAATCGAGAAACTCCTGCTTGGTCATGCCAATTTGTTCAGACATCAGATCTGATCCAGAAATTCCTTCAGTTCCTCTACACTCGTGAATGCCCTAGAGCCATGCCGACTAGAGGTAACCACCATGAAGTTCTTATTGTAGATGTCTACTGTACAGTCAAGAGTTCGAGGTCGACCGAAAGTTACTGACAAATACTTTCTGCCTTTCTTGTTCATGTGCTCACCTGTGAGAACGCCATATGGTGCATTGAAGTTGTTATGTCGCGCCCAGTGAGCGATTGATTCCTGAATCTCTATGCTTTTCATATCTACTCCGAAATTTGATACTTATCGACAGTCAGTCCCATTTCGATCAGTTTGTCGGCATATTGATTAAACCATTGCATGGCTTTGAGAGTCTTAATAGAATCCTTGGCCTTGATACTATCCTTTGCCATCACCTGATAAACCAGCAGAGCGTTAATGTTAGAACTAAGTTCTTTGGCAGTCTTCTTACTAAACTTCATTTTTACATTCCAGTTTGACAATCGATGCTGCTATTATACAGGTTTCAAACTATTTGTCAAGCCTTTTTTCGTGACCGGTAAACCGGTACCGGCTTGCGATACTCCTCAACCGTTCCATTTTTGTAGTATACGTAACAATAAACTCCGCCTACATTAACAAAATTAACAAAAGTGGTTTTTACATCTTGCGGGTTTTTTCCATATATTTCCGGAACTTCAGTTCCGTCCAAATTGGACACCCTGCACCACCTATCACCGCAGCAGGGACAGTCTAATTCAGAATCACAACCATCAAAATATATTCCTATTTCTTCGGCGCGCTCATTCGCTAACTCCGGAGAATCTGCTTCTATGATCACATACTCACTGACCTTTTCATCGAAATCAAACCCACCACCCGAGTTATTTTGGCTAAAAGTGAAAAACATTTCTATACCTTTCTTAGCGTTGACCGGGTTCGCGACTACGTCCGGGCTCGAAATAATCAGCAAAATTCGATTGCTTAAGCTTGTAGCCGCTACTCTTGCGAATAGTGATTATTTCTTGCTCGAGTATCGCTCTGCGGCGATCATATTCGTCCCGAAGGGCATCCAGCTCAGCTTTAACTTGTCGAATACCGCGTTTCATTTCATGACCTCAATCAGTATGCTTGCATTATACATGAACTAAACTATTTGTCAAGCGTTTCTAGCCCGATTTTCTAGTGTATACTGGCACAGAAACCACTGAAAAAACGCTCTATAGCGCCCAAAAATACTTAGGTCATTGATTTCTAAGTGTTTTTTGGATCTCGTAACTCATTGTTTTTATGGAGGTTTGCGTAGACATCTACGCTCCTTGAGTCAGCACATACTTGGCGAACTGCTTCCAGTTACCACCCTCAGCACGAATCTTCACAGTGGCAATCAGTGAACGCAGCGACAGATTCGAGATTTCGCTAAGGATGCTCTTGATGTATTCGACTGCATCCTTCTTGACCTCCATTGCGAAACCAGGCAAAAAGTCTGCGTCTTGAATGATCACCTCCATCCGCTCAACCTTCTGCGCTTCGGTCATGCTGACGTCCACACACATTGCACGACTACGAACTGCCTGGTCAATCGACAGAAGCTCCATATTCGAGATGAAGATCACATTGCCAGTGAACTTGAAGGAACGGGGCAGGTCTTCGTCTCGAATGTCTGCATTCCAGCTAATGTAACGCTCCGAGTAGGAATCCAGAGCACCCTTCAGCAGATTCAGTGCAACAGGATCCTTTAGAACCGAGTCGCAATCATCAAAAACCAGAGTCATCTCGTTGCCTTCATACAGGGCACGATACAAGCCCTTAGCGGAGGAGAAACCCTTGATGATGCGGTACGACTTTGAGGTGCGAATCTTAGTACCAACCTCGAAAGCTGCCATGTCAGTCACATTCTGCAATCCAGCAGCATCGAGAGCCTTCAGAACCGAGTGAGTCTTACCCAAACCACCCTCACCGGTGATCACTGCAGAGGCTACGGTGCCATTCGACACCATGTTAACCATACGCTTGACAAAGTCAAACCGCTGATTGATACCAAACTCGCTAGCCTTCGGCTTGTCAGCATCAGCAGTCTGGTCGATAGTGTAACCAAGCTCCATCGCACGCATCTTCAGGTAATCCTGCTTGTTGCTCTTGGCAACGATCTTACCATTAGCAACTACGGTGTACTTGTTCAGAGACTTGCTGAAAACAATCTTGGCGTTCATTCGTTTTTCCTGTGTCATCAATTTATGCTATGTATTATACAGGTTTTAAACTATTTGTCAAGCAGTTTCTACCAAAAAACTGCAGAAAGTTACTAGTGGAAAAACTACTTAGTAATCAATGAGTAAGGCTTATTCCACTTGCCGATGTTTACATCCACGTACCAGCCTACGTCGAAGTAGTCGGTCTGAATGTCGGATCTGTCGTGGTTTCCCTCGTTCATGCATGCAAGTACCTCAGTGAGAAACTTCTTGGCTTCTCCATCAAAATGCTCATGGAACCAATAGGGATTTACGCTGATATCCCTCTCAACCGGAGTGAAAGGATAGCTCCGATGGTCGAGCAGCTTGCCCGCCACGCGATTGAAATTACCAATGAAATCAATGGGTCCCGACTTGACATTGAGCACCAGAGTACTATGCGTGCGAACAGCGAGCGTGGCCTTGACGCCATACCGATTGCAAATTGCCTTAATCTTGGGCGCCTTCTTGGCTTTCATCTCTTGACTAACGTATGCCATGACATTACTCCGTTTCTGCTTGTTTATTCATCATGCTGCTATTATACAGGTTTTAAACTATTTGTCAAGCCTTTTCTTCCTCGATACCATCTACACGTTTTTTCACCACAAAATCAATCATTTAGTACATTCCTAGAGGAGAGTATTCACTGTCTTTTCAATGATTTTTGTCAGATTCCACCCTCGAGTGAGATTATCTCTATGATTCTCTGCGTCTTTTCTGTGCAGAAAAACTTCATCCACCTCACCGTTCTTGAGAACGATATACACTATCATTTGATTTTGATACTTTGCTGGTATTGCAGATCTGCGATTGCTGAGCTCTTGGTCATGCCGTAGCCAGCACTACCCACTTGATTATCATTCTCATCTTGATGCACTGCACAGTACATCCGATATTCCTTGCACCACCAAACCACTGTTTTCAGACCGAAATTCATGGCATCTCCTAATCGATGCTGCTATTATACATGGCAAGAACTATTTGTCAAGCATTAGTTCTCACGGATCTAGTGTGCTAGTAGACGGTAGAAAACGCTACAGAGCTCTGTAGCGCCCAAATTTCCATAACTCATTGATTCTACAGTACTTTTTGGAAAACTAAAAACACTTAAGAATCAATGAGTTGCGCGTTTTCTACCGGCAACCAGTAGCCGCGCTGCCATTTTTCCTCAATAAGGACCTTGTCAGGACCATTCCACCAGATCCAGAACAGCTCCAGCTGTGTCTGATTCCAGCGAATCAATCCTGATGGTCGAGCCCTCTTTCTTATCTCTGTAATGCTCATCGATGAAAAACCATTGCCGATCACTCTCTATTAGTATACCAATACTCTTACCATACTTAAACAACTTCTCTTTTCTAGAGAACATTTTCTCGAGCATCCTCGATTTGAGCATAAGCACGCGCCACCAGAGTCTTGTCAGCCTTTGTCAGCACCTCTAGAAGAAGCTTTTTCTCCTCCAGATACACCTTAGCAAAGTTTCTGTCGTATGCCAGAATGGATCGAGTGTTGGAGATCAGATCAGCAACTTTTACTGTCTGTGCTGTAAAAGGAGCAGCTGCAATATGCTGGCGATCAATCATCTTTCTAAATGACCGATTACCGTCCTCTGGCTTGCTGACATCTGAAAGCCAGAGCACCAGATCAGCGATGTTTTCACCAAAAGTTGAGTGGAGCAAGCCATAAGTGCACTTTGTATCCTCTAGAACATCATGCAGAAGAGCCGCACAAAGCATTTCCTGAGTGTGAGGAACTGTAGATACAATCTCCTTAACCTCAATCGGATGCACGATGTAATCTTCACCAGTATACTTGCGCTTTTGACCTACCGCTGCATGTGCTGCAGTAGCGAAGATGAGTGCCTTTGAGACTAGTTCTTGCATGATATATTCCTTATTGTACCTTAACTCGAGTCATGACAGTTTGCTTCACACCATTGAATTCTGCCAGAGACTTCACCGTGCCCTTGATACTGATTTCATCACCAACCAAACCACCAAGGTTTTTCCAGACATTGATGATGTTGCCTGCCATGTCCTCGATTGTGGTGAGAAACGACTCACCAAATTGATTATAACCAAAACTACGCTGGGCTTTGATCTTGCCCTGCACAACCAGCTTAGTACCCACCTCACCGATCCACACACTAATACTCGGAGTAGGCTCTTTTGCTGCCTCAAAAACAGGCGCAACTGCGTCGCTTGGACGACTCCAGAGCAGCTTGCACTTCTTGGGATCAGCGCTCCAACCATCACGCAGATTGCCTCGACCACCAACCTTGTAGTGACGAACTATACCAAATTCGTCAAAGACGAAGAAGTAGAGCAGAGGAATTTGACTACGTGAACCATAATCCGCCCACCGCATGTAGGCGGTGCATTCATCGACTCGCTCATTTTTGTTAATGGTGATACCGAAGTACCTCTGCATGCGGTCGAATTGAGCCTCGAAACCTCCATGGGATTTCTCGAGAGCTACCAGATTCCTCTCCATGAAGGCTTTCTGCTTTGAAGACTTAAAAAAGCCATTGTTCTTGATAAGCGCTTTGAACGAGAAGAAATTTTCTTTGTCACTTACGCTACCAAACTCGAAGCTCATTTAAGTACTCCAATGTGTTAATTTATGCTGCTATTATACAGGTTTTAAACTATTTGTCAAGCATTTTTATCTGCAAATCTCTCGATACACTTTGCTACCCTGTCATCGGAGTCTAGATAAAAAATGTAGTCGCCGGCATAAATTCTATCTTCAAAATCTATATACTCAAATCCACCATAATACTCAAGTGAGCGCTGATCAGCAGAATTGTTCCTTACACCAATACACTCTTGTCCCACAAATAAATTATGCCCAGCGCGATAGTCTAGGCCTAGTTGTTGGGCATTGGTGCGCTCCATGGTTTTTAGAAATTTCTCTACTTTAGAATCAATTTCATTAACAAAAAATTCAATGCTAGAAGAAAGTGTATTTTCAAACATGCTATTCTCCTTTTTCATGTTGTCAACTTATGCTGCCAGCTTTAAAGCCACTACCTTTTTCATTGTGCGTCCATGCTGAACATACCCAATTACGGGTATCGCTTTGTCGTAGCATTTTCGGCAGCCAGAGCATTTACCACCGTTATTGTATGCTTCGCAGCGGTCAACGCCTTCAGGTACATCTTGGCTCGGTAGAATCGTAGAACCATGCAAGCCCTTAGTATATTGACCAATTACGGAGTCAGAGGAAAATCGAACCATGACATTAGGAAGAGCCTGCATTTTAGCAAGAACTTGACTAAATTTTGAAAATTTATACATGCGAGTCGGCAACCAATGTTTCACATGAGGAGTGGCGGTCATAACAGCCAGAATTTTCTCAGCCAGTTTCATGGAATACATGTCGCCGGAATCAAACCAGCGAAAGTAGGATTCTTTTTTCAATGCGGCAACCATGTCGGTAACCCATTCATCTCGCTGCCAGTCTTGTTTATTATCGGCACGGACAGCCTTGGGTTGGCTGAAATTATAGAACCCTTGCGTGGCATAGCAACCCCTGCAGGCATCGACCAGACCACCATCTTTCGCAATAGAGCCAGGACATGTAGTCAAAGCTTGTAGACTCCAGCTTTTGATATTATCCAGTTTTGATGTTTTAGAAAGTTTCAACAAGATAACTCTCCGATTCAAGGTCAATGCTGCTATTATACAGGTTTTAAACTATTTGTCAAGCGTTTTTAGGCTCGACTAACCATACTTGTGAATATGGATGCCATAGTTTACCATTTCATCAGCACGCTGATCAAACCATTTCATAGCATTATCAGCATCATCAAACCGCTTTTCTTCCATGGCGCGCGCTACCATGTTTTGATACACCAACATGCCGTTAATTATCGTTTCCAGCGTGTTTGTCGTCTTTTTGCTCAGTTTCATTCGTTTTTTTCCTGTGTTGTCAACTTATGCTGCCATTATACAGGTTTTAAACTATTTGTCAAGCGTTTTAAAAAGTACTGGAAAATCAATGGATTAGATATCGAAGTATGCCCTGGCGTGAATCTCTATTTTCTTGTCAGGATGAGCCATCTCGTTTAGACGGCGAATCTTATCAAGTGGCACATCCTCCATTCTAGCCCACACACCAACTATTTTTGATTTTCTGACTCTATCGATAGAGTCACGTAGAGACACCTCTACAATGTATTTAGTCGTCGGTTTTAGCATTGGATGCTTCTACTACTGTTTCATATAGTGCCTCGAATTCAGAATGTTCCTCTTGTTCCTTGGTGAAATTCTGATTGTGATATACTTTTGCCATTCTACGAATAAGCTTCTTTGGCAGAAGAAACTGTTCATTGATATTCGAGATGATTTCCTTGATTAGATCTCGTTCAGCTTCAACTCGAGTGATGGATGCTGAGATCTCTTTAATTGCATCCTTGATTGCTTTTCTATCAGCTGGATTCGTTAGAATCTGACTCATTTTTAGTTTCCTTCATTCCATTAATATATTGATAGATTTTACTGTTACTATTTAGACAAGAACCTTTTCGTATACTCTTTGATTTGCAAATACACTCCTCCAATGAGAGAGCGCACTTGTCGCGGTATGGGTTCGGAATATACAACTTCTTTTTTTTTATTTTTTGATTTGGTTTGGCATCTGGTTCACCTGTAGAGGGTGCTGCAGTTTCCTGAAAATCAATTGGCTGCTTTGCTTCCTGCTTCGCTTCCTCGACTACTGCAGCTGCGACTGGTGTCTCTAATTCAGGAAAAAATTGTGGATATAGATCTCTACACAGATCATAAGTGATATTAGGGTAAAGTGTAGAGAGCTTCTTATCCTTGATTGCAACTACTATTGCAGCCTCTGTATGATGAATCGACTCTAGTAACTCAATAAAAAGATTTTCTTTTCGTACCTTTGTCAGATTAGATGGTTGCAGCCAGATATAGAATCGTCGCATCTCTTTGTAGAGATTTGATTCAGCATAACCAATAGGAATGTCTTTCTTTTTCTTAAATGGAGGCTCACCCTCTGGGAGGTCCATTTTCATCTGTGGTAAAAAGTTAATACGTAGGCAATCAATTAGAACCTTTGAATCATTTGCTGCTAAAATTCTTTTTTGATCTTGATAGTTGGTTGCCTTCTGCACCATGTCAAAAATTTCTGGTATAAGATATTTCATTTAAAACTCCTGTATGCACTCCAACATCTGCTTCATTTTGTTCTCCATGAAGTAGTTAAAAAGATTAGATCTATCTTTTTTCTGTTGGTTATTATATTGTTCGAGAATTCTATTCTTTATATGTATAGGAATGCAGTCGAAGTCTACTAGAGTTTTATTTCGAGTATAGTTACGTTGAAACTCTGCTGTCTGTGGTAGATTATTTTTCCATTCCTGTAGACGCTTTTTTGTAATTGGTTTCTGACGAGCACCTACAAAAACAGAGTCATCTTCAGAAAGAATGTTTGGCACACCATCACCAGGATCTCCACGCATGATATGTTCAAACTTAATATTCTCATGAGTGTCCTTACTAGCGATCATTTTCTTCTGAATAGGACTATATTGTCTTACATTAGAATACTTCTGTAGTTGAATGAAGTCATGATCACCAGAGATAATCAGATGGTTTTCATTCTTCGGTAGAGCCTCAATTAGTACAGCAATTACATCATCTGCCTCTGCACCATCTACATTCAGCAGATGGTATGGAAAGAATTTATCTAGCTCCTCTCGAATGATATTTAGAGCATTGAAGATACTTTTCCAGTCGAAGCCAGATTCCTCACGATCTCGCTTTCTATGTGCCTTGTAGTAGGGAAAGTAGTCCCTACGCCAGTAATTAATGTTGTCACATGCAATAATTATGTCACCGAACTTGTCACCGAACTTTTGCTTGTATGAGCGAATAGAGTTGATAATCATATGGCGAATTAGAGGAAGATTGACCTCTACGTCTTTTCTTCCTCCAATCTCTACCATTAGATTAGATATCGCTGTTTGTGAATAGTCTACTATAATAATTTTATTATCCCCTATTTAATGGCGCGCAGAATCATCGTGTCAGCATTAATGCGACTCTTTACCGCTGCAGCCTTTGCCTTGATGTTTTCAATAAACTTTCTCATCTGTACCTTACTTAAGGACATAAGCTCAGTCAGTTGTTCCTTTGGCTTACGCAGAGTTTTCTGCATGGAGAGTTCAGGTTCATAATTGAGTAGCGACGAACCCTTACACTTGATGCCTGAGGCACTGTCGGTGCGAAACAATATAACCTTGCGCGTCTTGACATTGTAGCACAGAAGCTGACCACATCCAATCATGTCAGCGGGATTGATCGATTTGATACCTAGATCAGTATTTTCCTTGCAATACTTCAGCTTTGCAACTTGCACAGAGGCAGGTTTCTCTTTCTTCTTACGTGGCTTACGAGTTGCCTTCTTATACTCATTGTAGGTACCAGAAGAACTAATCCAGGATGCTAGCTCCTGTAGCATCTTTTTAAAGAAACTTTTCTTTTTGTGAGCATACGCCTCGATTACCTGCTCATCTTTGCTTTCATATACATTGATGAAATACTTTACTTTCTCTTTAACCCACTCTTGCACAATAGCTACCGCTTGCTTAGGCAGCTGCTTTGCCTTCATATCAGAGTAGATGTCGAAAGATTTGATCTTTCCAGTATAGAGATCGTCAAATACTGCCTCTAGAGTACCGAGATACTCATTGATTGAGTTTTGTACTGCCTCCTGAATGGAGGGCTTGTTGGATTGCTTGACAACAACCTTTTTTACCTTTGAGGGTAATAGATTGATGTATGCATTTAACTTGTCAACGTGAGAGGCAGAGATATTGCAGCCCTTGAGCAGCAAATCGGCAATCCAACCCATAGTTGGTCGAATCTGACCATCCGGTACGGAGTTAATGTCGATAGCCATACCTTGCTTGTCTATGTATGCCTGCAGGAACTTTTTAGCATCCTTGTATTCATACTCAAGATTGTATTGGTTGAGAACCAAAGCAAGGCTAATGTTGTAATCAGGGCGACTGCAATCAACACTACCAGACATGTCTTTCTCCGTCATTTTTGAAACTCAATACTAGCATACACTTTTTATGCTGTCAAGCCTTATGCTACGCCATGCCTGCTTGTCTAGGTCAAAAACTGAGATAACTCCTTGATTCTCTAGACGTTTTTTAGTAGATTTTGACTCTACCACTGGTAGAAACTTTTCCTCTAATGTGCAATTCATTACACGTTCTGAGCCATCCACCTTGGTAAACGTGATAGAGAGACTCTTTTTCTGTAGCTTTTTACTTAGTTCTTCTTTGGTAATCATCATGTTTAATAACCCTCTGTCACTGAAATAAGGTATCCTAGAACATTCCACGGATCCTCGTCAAATACATCTATAGGAGTTCTCCCCTTGAAAAATGCATTGGGAATAGTCCACCATTCATACACATTCTCGAAACCAACAAGAGTCTCTAGTTGTATGTTGCATATCTTTCTAATCGTATCTTTATCCATAACTCACATTATTACATATTTAAATCAAAATGTCAAGCTTTTTCTAACTCTTTGATTTTAAAGTATTAAAAATTTCCATTGCAGATTCAAAGCTTACGTTGTTTAGTTCTTGCATGCGTTTACCTCTATCATGAATCTCATATGAGGAATCTCCACTTTGCCATAGAACAAAAAATCCCTCCCTAGAGATGAATCTAGGCATGAAAGGAGTTTGCTTTTTGTAATCTATCGTCATAGCTCTATATGTAGACGCTTGATATGAGATCCAGATACTTTAACTATAATCCAGCCATTATACCAAAGGCTAGGATACTCTAGAACTCCTTGGGCGAATTGCTCTCGAGCCTCTAGATAGTTTGCCTCACCTTTTGATTTGCACAAGTATAATATTGTTCTGCGGAAATTATTCTCACCCAATTTAGCCACATCTGCTTTTAATTCAGCTGAAGATGACCAATATTTTTTCCAATCAGATTCGACTTTAATCTTTTTCTTCTTACCTTTTATTTGTTTTGTTTTGGTAGACCAAAAAAGTTTCTTGCCGATATACTTTCTACCCGTAGGTATGCAAGTTATGAGATAAACAAAACCAACATCAGTTGCATCTGGTTTATCAAAAATTGTTCCATTGTACATCCAATCCATATAATCTCCTTTGCGAGATTATTTATGAATTGTCATCCTCGTCCTCGTCCTCGAAACTTAATTCTTCTTCGTCTGATAATTCATTGCCACAAAAAGCACAATATTCTACTTTGTAGTAATTGTCATCTAGATCATGTTTTACTCTAAAAGCTGCGTCGCAGACAAAACATTCGTAACCTTTTCTTGCCAAGATTTTCTCCTATGTACAACAGTTTGATTTATGTTTATTATCATCTAGTCCCACCCATTTGTTTAATGGACATCTCTCACTCCTTATTAATACTTTGGCTGGTATAAAGCAGCCACACTCTTTGCAAAGACGTATGATTTTATTGTATCTGTCACACTCTTTGCAAAGCTCCATTCTTATTTCATAAAACTTCATGCCCAGACTTCATTCCAGTTACCTGACAGAGCTCCTTTCGCATAATCGGTTGCTCTGTTTTCAAAGAAATTAGTATGAGTTGGTGCATTGATCATTTCCTCTACCCATGGTAAAGGGTTCTTTTTAACCTTGAATATACCTTTTAAGCCTAGGGATATTAGACGTCTGTCAGTGATGTATCTAATATATGTCTTTACATCTGCTGCAGTTAGATTTTGCATATCCTTGATACTAAATGCTAGATCAATGAACTTATCCTCTAGTTCAACCATCTTTGTTGCAATGGTATAAATCTTACCCTTTAGTTCATCATTCCATATCTCTCTATTTTCCTCGATGTATGTTCTAAATAGTTTAATCATCGAGTCACAATGCATAGTTTCATCTACAATAGACCAAGTAATAATCTGACCCATTCCCTTCATCTTTCCATGGCGGGGGAAATTAAGTAACATTATAAATGATGAAAATAACTGCATACCTTCAGTAAAAGCAGAGAAGGCGGCTATGTTAGTTGCAACTGAATCCTTTGTACCATCTTTAGCTGAGAGATCTAGAAAGTAATTGTGTTTATCTCTCATTGCTTCATACTCAAGAAACTCATTATAAATTGAATCAGGCATTCCTAGAGTCTCAATTAGATGACTGTATGCAGCAATATGAACTGCCTCTCTAGCAGCAAAACCACATAACATCATACGAATCTCTGGTTGAGGGAAATGTGGTAGATAGTTCTTTATATAACCACCAGCAACATCAATATCACCTTGAGTAAAGAAACGGAAAATATTTGTGAGGAAGACTCTTTCTTCTTCAGATAATTTATTTTTCCAATCCTTTACATCCTCAACCATAGGTACTTCTGAAAATAACCAATGCGCCTGCTCATGGGCTAACCAATCTTGATATGCCCATTCATAACTGAATGGTCTAAAGTAATTTCTCTCATCTGTTAGCCTTAACTTCTTTTTAACCATTGTGTTTTGCTTTCATCTTTGCCAATGTAATAGACAGGTTTTGTAGAGGCTCCTCTAGCTCCTTAAGTTCCTCGTCTGTGATACCTTCCTTTTTACACTCATCCATTACTTCTTGAACAAACTCTGCTAATACTTGTTTTTTATTTTCCATTTTTATCTCCCGTAAAATCCTATTCTAACATCATCATCTGTTTGTTCTTTTGCAGGAATCCAAGTCCAAGTTTTATCATAATTTAAAGGTGAATCTGATTCCCATATCACATCAAGAGTATTATAATTATGATTGTAAAAGTCAGGATTTCTTCTAAAATGAACTTCTATTATCTTATTACCAATATATTCAACATTTATATAAGGTACTTCTAGATGATAAAGAAAATTAGGTATAATATAATCTGTTTTAATCTTTTCCCATCTGTGAAATTTTTTAAATGAAGATTTATATCCTACTACAGATAGTATCTGATTCCATCCCTCTGTAGATTTTTCAAAATCTACACTATAATGTTCACCCTCAAATTTCTCACACCAAAAATAGCCAGCAGGAAACGAATCATATCCACTTTCAAATGTGCCACAATATGCACCTCTACTCATACCTTCAAGATTGTAGATAGGTCTGACAACATACTCACCTGTTTTAGGTATTTTAATTCCTGCTGGACCACATATATATTCTAGGTATTCAGATAGCCATAATTTATTAAAATATTTGTACCGAGCCCATGGATAAGCATTCCATGCATCTTCATCGGTTACCATATGAAGCTAATTCCCAAAATGCATATGCTAACAGTGCTGAACACGGAATAGTTAAAATCCATGCAATAAGAATTTCGCCTGCCTTTTTCCAATGAACTTTGGGTTCGGGTTGACTTGCACCTACACCTAAAATAGCACCTGTTATGGTGTGTGTAGTGCTCACAGGAATGCCCATAACACTAGCACCAAACAACATCATACTTCCACCTGTTTCTGCACTAAAACCTTGTCGAGGAGATAATTCTGTTAGTTTGAATCCTAATGTGTGAACAATTTTCCAGCCTCCTGCTAAAGTACCTAATCCCATAACAATAAAACAAATAAGTACAGCCCAATATGGAACATTGTCTGTTGCTTGTAAATATCCACCTGCAACAAGAATCAAAAATATTATTCCTGCTGTCTTTTGTGCATCATTTGCACCATGACCCATAGAATAACAAGCACTTGACAATAATTGTAATCTTTTAAACCATTTATTTTGATTATTTGTTTCTTTAGGAAACATATTTCTCACAATTGTATTGAAAGAAGCTCCTAATACAAATCCAATAATGGGTGCGGCAACAATAAAAGATAATATTCTAAATAAACCTTCTTCCATAATTACATTCCAACCACCGCTAGCAATTGCTGCACCTATCAATCCACCTATTAGAGCATGACTACTAGATGTAGGTAAACCTAACCACCATGTAATTAGATTCCATGTAATCGCACCCATTAAACAACCAAAAATAACAAATAAAGTAACCGCTTGAGGTATGACAATACCTTTACCAATCGTTGCAGCTACTTTAAAAGTAATAAAAAACATTATAATAAAATTAAAAAATGCTGCCATAGCAACAGCTTGTATAGGTGTTAATGTTTTGGTTGCTACTACTGTTGCTATAGAATTTGCTGCATCATGAAATCCATTTGTAAAGTCAAAAATTAAAGCTACAACTATCAAACTAATTACAACTAATAATGATGTTTCCATAATTACCCCTGACATGCTAAACAAATTTCTTCGTCTGTAGCTAAAGCCTTTAGATCTAGCTCCTCTATTACTTGTCTCTCTATTTGCTTAGAGACTTTATCTGCCTTACCTATTTTTTCCGATCTACAATAATATAATGTTTTCAATCCCTGCTTCCATGCAGAGAAATGAACTGCATGTAGATA